CAGTTATTTAGAATTGTGTATAATAGAAAATATATGAGAGGAATACACATGAAAGGGAGAAAGCTTCCTTTAAAAACTAAGAAAAAAATGTCAAAAAATTTTAAAAGTTTCTGGTCAAAAAAAGAAAACAAAGAGAAAATGAGAATAATCATTAAATCTTTACCAGATAAAGAGTTTGAGTGTAAAGAATGTAAAAATATTTTCCTATCACGACCAACTGCACATCCAAAATATTGTAAAAAGTGTAGAAAATTAAAATATAAAACACTTAAAAAAGATTACTACTTAAAAAATAAAAAAGAAATTTTACTAATATCAAAAAAAAGACAAAAAGAATTTATTAAAAAATATGGAGTAGCAAGAGCATCATTAATCAAGCATGGGTTATCTATTAAGGACTATCAAAAAATTAGCAAAAATGGTTGTTATATTTGTAATTTCAAAGAGGTTACAGATATACATAGAGTTATATTCGGAAGTAATAATAAGGTGATTATATTATGTCCAAATCATCATGCAATGGTTCATAGAAAAGGATTGATAATTAAGATATAATTATTTTGAAAAACGTAAAGTAGAACGTACTAAAATATTTTAAGGAGGTGGATTATGTTTAATAAACAACAAGTTTGCGAAAAGTGTGGATATGTATATCAACCAGCAAACAGCTTAGCTTTTGTTAAAACAAGTATTGCTCCATGCCCTAATTGTGGCTCTGGTAAAATAGCTCTCGTTGATAATGAAAGGCAGGCAGAAAAAAAATCTAAAGATATTAAAAACAAAGTTAAGGGTGTTAAAATGGGAGTAATGATTAATAAAGTAGAGGAAAGAATTTTATAAAGAGTTGAGTTGAATACAAAAATGATGTATTGTATATTTGACAAGTAGAGTATAGCTCTAATATACTTATCATAGATTTAGTTAAGAGTTAAGAGTTCCAGTAAGAGTCTAAGTTTTTTAGGCTCGTGTTAGGAACTCTTTTTTGATAGAGTTAGAGTATGTTCCTAATTTATAATTGTGGCTACCAATCAACATTAGGTTTACAAGGCAAACATACTTACAAGCGGTATAAGTTTAAGAAAAGGTTTGTAACAGAGGTAGAAGACAGGGATGGAAAAGCATTCTTGGCTATGACCTCTAAGGACATCACTTGGTGTCCGAAAAACAAAAAAGATATACCGCCATTTATGAAACTTGAAGATTGGTGCTTAGGGAAAAAAGGAAGGTTTGACTCTCTACCTATAAAAGCCTTTGACCCTAACAACTATAAAAAATTATTCCTATTAGGAGAGGAAGGAAAATAAATATGGATAGTAAAATACAAAGATTCAAATTTTCTTTACCTATTATAAAAACATACATTGAAATCCAAAAGGATGACGATGGTAATGAAAAAGAGGTAAGGTTTGTAGAAGGTATCGCTTCCTCAACTGACAAAGATTTACATGGCGACAAGATGGCACCTAGTGCTATCAAAACGATGGCTGACTCTTTAAAGCTACACGTCATAAGTCTTAATTCTGAACACGATACTTCATGGCAAAGCGAATTAGGAGACTTAGTAAAATTAGACGTAACAAAAGATAATCAATTACGAATTAAAGCTAGGCTCAACGAAATGAGTAAGGCCGTAGACCTATGGTATGCTTTAACAGACCTAAATAAGAAACTTGGACTTTCTATTGGTGGTTACGTTAAAGAGTACGAAATGGAAAAGGATGAAAGTGGTGATGAAACGAGATGGATGCGTGTCTACAAAGACATCGAATTAGACCACATAGCGGTAACATCACGACCAGCAAATCCTAAAACCTGGGTTTCTGTGATTTCAAAATCAATAAAAACTAGCGAGGAAACACTCAAGAAGGTCGCAAAGAGAGTTCCAGCTACATATAATAAAGAGCAAACATTAAAAGAACTAGCTCATAAAATAGTTCGAAGCATTCAAAACATGGAAGCAGACTTGCTTCTAGAGTTAGCCCAAACGGGTCTATCTTTTCTGAATGATAAACAATTAAAACTAGTAGAAAGGAATCTTCCTATGAAGAAAAAAGATGTCTCACTGAAAGCTGAAGAAGCTAAAAAAGCTGATACCTCAGTCAAACCCGAAGACGAAAAGGTTGAAACTCCAGCAGCCTCAGATAATGGGTCATCCGAAGAAGAGTCTAAAGTAGAAGAAACTAAAGAAGAAGCCAAAGAGACCGAAACTACTGACGCAGAAGCAACTGAAGATAAGGCAGAGGAGCCAACAGAGAAATCTGAAGGTGACGAAGCTGAGTCAAAAGAAGCAGAAGCAAGTGGTGAGGAAACTGAAGCTGAAACTGAAGAATCTGAAACCGAAAAAGACGAATCTGAAGATGAATCGGGCAAGGAAGAAGCTACAGAAGAAAGCGAAGAGGACGCTAAGGATGCTGAATCAGAGGAATCTGATGAAGAAGAATCCGAAGAGAAGTCCGAAAAAGTTGATAATAGTCAGCTTTTGAAAGCTGTTGAAGATTTAACAGGTTCTCTCAAAGAGATGGTGAAAGCCAACGGTTCTCTTACAAAGAGAATTGAGGAACTTGAATCTCAACCAGCAGACCGCAAAACTATTGCAATCAAAAAAGCAGTAGGGGATGATGACACTGAAGAAGTGGACCCTAAAGCTTTGAAGAAAGAGCGAAATGAAAAGATTGCTGAGTTAAAAAAGACTCAAGCAACAAATCCAGCTCTCTTCGGTTTGATTCAAAAGGTACGTTCTGAGTACGCTTCCAAAATTGGTTAGTATATAGTAAAAGTTTTAGAATTTAATAAAATATTAATTTGCTCAAGCAAAGGAAGGCAATCAGTATGGAAAATCGACAAGAATTGAGAAAAGCCCTATTGGAAGCCGCAACCCTATTGGAAAAATCAGCCAAACTTGACAAAGGCGTAGATGAAGCAGCAGCAATGCTCATGAAAGACGCTATTTATACGACAACCTCTGGTGCTTTTGCACAAAGAGAACACTTGGACACCCAAGTTGGAGATATAACTCGAAGGAATACACCATTCTTGGACAGAGTATCTAAAGTTGCCGCAAATGGTAAAACACATGAGTGGGATATGGTTACTGCACTCGGAAGTAACGACACAGCCGTCGCCGAATGTGGAACACCTGCTGAGAATGACGCAACAATTACTCGCTACAGTGCACAAATTAAGACATACGCCACAAGCGTAAAAGTCTGTGATTTAGCACAATGGGCGTCTAGTGATTACTTTGACCTAATGAATCTTCATTTGGAAAAAGGAATGCGAAAAATTCTTCACGATGTAGAAAAGAAAGTCTACTACGGAAATCATGATGGTACTGGTACCAATGATTTCTCTGGCCTTTACAAGCTTATCGCTGATTATGCAGGTGCTAGTAACACTATCAATGCAGGCGGAAGTCCAATTTCCCAAACCTACATAGATAATGCTATTCAAGCCATTGTTGATAATGGTGGTACACCTACAACCATGTTTATGGGAGCCAAAGACTTGAGAGACTTCGCAGCTCTATGGGCTAACAAAGTCGTTTATAACGACCCAAGTGCTGGTATGACTTTTGGATATAACGTAGCACGCTACATGTCCTGGGCGGGACCAATCGAGGTTATCCTCGACCCATTCTTGGTAGCAGCTAACTCTCCAAACACACCAAACACTGATGTATTTATCGTTGACATGAACGAAATTGCATTAGCACAAACAGAGCCAATGTACAGATTACCAACATATCGTGGACTAGACTTAGCTGAGACTCAAACAGTAGTCTGGAACATCGTGTTGGAAGTCCGAGTCCCTCAATGGCAAGCGGTAGTGAAAAACTTGGGGTAAACAGTTATTGATAATCTAGGTATTTTAATTTATAATTAAAGTATGAGTGATTATCATAAAGACAACACAAGTGAAAAAATAGTAAAAGATAAAAAGCCTACTAATGGAAGAAATTCTAAAAGGTAGGTTTTTTAGTGGTTCAAAAAGTGCTTTCAAAGGCAGAAAACATTCAGAAAAAACTAAAACAAAAATGAAACAAGCAAGAAAAAAATATTTTGAAAATACTGAGAATAGGAAAAGTATGTCAATTAAAATGACTGGCAAAAAACAATATAAAGAAACAATAGAAAAAAAATCTATTAAGTTAAAAATGAAATGGGTAGAGGATAAGGAATGGGTTATAAAAAGAAGAGAACAAATAAGAAAACAAAGTAAGAATAAAAAAGTTAGAGCTAACTTATCTAAAGCCCTTAAAGGAAAACCAAAAAGTAAGGAGCACAGTAAAAAAGTATCAGAAGCTATTAAAAAATGGTGGGAGAATCCTGAAAACAGAAAAAGAATGACTGGCAAAAATGCCTTTTATTGGAAAGGTGGAATTACACCATTAATAAAACGCATTAGACATTGTGCAAAGTATAAAGAATGGCGACTATCAATTATGGAAAGAGATAATTATACTTGTCAAAAGTGTGATAAAAGAGGTGGTTGGTTAGAAGCAGACCATTATCCTGAAAGTTTTTCTGATATATTTCATAAAAATAATATTAAAACATTAGAAGAAGCATTGAATTGTAAAAAGTTTTGGGAGATAGAAAATGGCAGAACATTATGTAGAAAATGCCATATAAATAATTGAGATGGCAATACACTTGCCTTCCCCCTTTTGACAGTGTTATACTAATAACATTAATTAGTAAGTTATTTTAGAAATAGTAAGGAGGCTATATGAAAGATTTAGTAATAGTTAAAAGTAAAACAATTAATAATGAATCTATCCCTGTAATCATCAACGTTGCTGAAGTAAGACATGGAGAGATAGTAGACCAAAGAGAAATATCAAGAAGCTATATCTTCGAAGACTTCGAAACAGTCATACCATTAAAGTATGCAAGAATACTTATAAAGCAACAACCAAATGAATTTA